TGTTGATGGATTAGCTAATCATTCTGCTGTCATAACTGCTGCTGTAGATGTATGTGAGTCTAGAACTGATTGTTTTCTTGTATTAGATTCTTCAAGTAAAACTGATTCAGTTGCTGCTGTGACAACTGTGGCTAAAGGTAGAAATTCAAGTTATGCTGCTACATATTATCCTTGGGTACAGGTACAAGATCCAATATTAGGAACAAACAGATACGTTCCACCATCAGTCGTGATTGCTGGTGTTTACCACTTCAATGATACCATAGGACAACCTTGGTTTGCTCCTGCCGGACTAAACAGAGGTGGTATTGATACTGCTATCCAAGCATTTAAAAAATTAACTCAGTCACAGAGAGACACATTGTATGATTCTAATGTCAATCCAATTGCTACATTTCCTGGACAAGGTGTGACAGTATTTGGACAGAAGACACTACAGAAGAAAGCAAGTGCTCTTGACCGAGTAAACGTAAGAAGATTATTAATTAACGTTAAGTCATTTATTGCTAGGTCTTCTCGTAATCTATTGTTTGAACAAAATACAAGTGATTTAAGAGACCAGTTTCTAAACACTGTTAATCCATTTTTAGAACAAGTACAATCAAATAGTGGATTAAATGCTTTTAGAGTTGTTATGGATGAGACAAATAATACGCCAGAGACAATCGATAGAAATCAGTTGATAGGACAGATATTCCTACAACCAACGAGAACTGCTGAATTCATCGTACTTGACTTTATCGTTCAACCAACAGGAGCTGCTTTTCCTGAGTAATTTTTAGGAAAGTGATATTTATTACTATAGGAGATAAATAATGGCTGAATTATTAGAAGCAAATAAAATATTTTACACACCATATGAACCAAAGTTAAAGAATAGATATATCTTTGAAATCAGTGGTATACCTGCTTTTACAATCAAAACTGCTCAAAGACCACAGATTACTTTTGATGAAGTGGTATTGGAGCATATGAACATTACAAAGTATGTAAAAGGTAAGGGAAGATGGCAACCAATCACTATCACACTTTACGACCCGATTGTTCCATCTGCTTCTTCTGCTGTCATTGAATGGATAAGATTACATCATGAAAGTGCTACTGGTCGTGATGGATACCAAGACTTCTATAAGAAAAATATTAATTTCAAAGTATTGGGACCTGTAGGTGACATTGTTGAAAAGTGGACTTTATATGGTACATACATTCAAGATGCTACCTTTGGTGACTTAGACTTCACCACATCAGATCCTGTTGAAATTACCTTACAGTTGAAATACGATTACGCTATATTGGAGTTCTAATGAAAAAGTTATTAAAGATATTTTTATCACTTGTTTTTATCTTCGGTGCTGTACCAGCACTTAATGCTTTAAACTTAAACACATGTGAAGCTACTTGTGAGATGGCTTGTGCTGATGAGATAAAGAAGAAGAAAAAGAAAAAGAAGAAGAAAGGCGCTAAAGGTAAGAAAAAGAAGAAAGGTTTCTTTTCAAAAGCATTTGGTTCTAAGTAACCAATAGTTACAACATCAAGGAGTTATAATGGCAGAACATAAGTTCCCCACGGAAGTTATAGATTTACCCTCGTTAGGAAAAGTATATCCAAAAGATTCACCACTGAGCGATGGTAAGATTGAATTAAAATATATGACAGCAAAAGAAGAAGATATTCTAATGTCTGAAAATCTTATCAAAAAAGGTGTGGTGATTGATAAACTACTAGATAGTTTGATTGTTACCAAAGGTATACATCAAAGAGATTTAGTACTAGGTGATAAGAATGCTGTATTAGTTGCTGCTCGTATCTTGGCTTATGGTCCAGACTATGTTGCTGAGGTAAATAATCCTAACCAACCCGACCAAACAGTTCAAACAACATTTGATTTGTCTAAATGTCCATTTAAAAATTTGAATGACGATGTTGATTACTCAAAGGGTGTGTTTGAATTTAAAACACCTGTTGGTAAAAATGATATAAAATTTAAACTATTGACTGGTGCTGATGAAATAAAAATTGATAAAGAATTAAAAGAAACAGCAAAATATGGATTAAGTTCTGATATAACCACGAGACTACGACATACTATAGTGGAAGTTGATGGTGAAAGTTCATCAGAAGCAATTGCTTCTTTTTCACAGAATATCTTGGCTCGTGACTCAATTGCTTTAAGAAACTATATTTCAGAAATAACACCAGACATAGAATTGACACAAGAAGTAGAAATAGGAGGTGAGACTGTGAGCGTAACGATTCCGCTTACAGTTGGGTTTTTTTGGCCTCAGTCCGTCTAATGTTCTTGTAGCACATCAGAACATATTTAACTTTATACATTCAAATCCTGGTTTTACATTTTCAGATGTATACCAAATGCCAGTTCATTTAAGAAATCTTTACTACCGACAACATGGTGATTTAGTAGAGAAGAAAAACAAGGAAGTAGAAAAGGCTAACCAGCAAAGTAAACAACCTACGATTCCAAGGATGTTTAAACCACAGAAATAACAACTTTCCAATATTTATTAATATATTAGGAGAACTATATCATGTCTTATATGGATAGAAAAAATATTTTATCTGAAAACTTCTTATCAGACCTTAAAAAGATAATGGACTTTTACAAGAAGATAAAAAAAGATAGAGATTTAAGTAAAGACAAAGACGCTTTAAAAGCATTGAAGGATTTTGAAAAATCTGTCGACAGTTATTCTGATTTTGTTAAATCGTTTAGGAAAAAATAATGGATGATATCAGAAATATAAAACAGATAAATGAAGAGTTAAGAAAGCAGAAAAAACTCTATGATGAGGTAGATGGGAGGCTTAAATCTGGTAGAGCTTTGAAAAAAGATATACTTAGGCTTGAAGAAGAATTAAAAACTGTACGACAACAAAATCTAAGAATTGATGATAAAGCAAATGCTCTTCAAAAAATGCTCGCTGAGAAGTCTAAAGAATTAGCAAAACGAGGTGGTATTTTAAATGCTTTTTCAAAAAGACACAATGAAACGATTCAAAAAAGAATTCAGAGTTCTATTGAAATGGCTGCTGTGATTGCTGGTGAGATTAGAAATGGTCATATTCAAAATGACCTTGCTATGGATATGTTACAACTCATGGGTGATATCGAAGAAGGTAAGGGAGATGTTTTGGATATCAGTCGAGCTCAAACCGTTGCGGAACAAAATATTATAAATCAATTAAATGAACAGGTAGAAGCACAAAATCGTTTTGGTAAAGCTTTAACTAATGTTATGCAAAAGGGTATGGGATTAGCAAAAAAATTAGGTTTAGCCGTACTTGGTATTTTTGCTGCTAAACAGGTGATAGACGCATTGACGACTTTCGATGGTAGGTTGAACAGTGTAGGTGATACCTTTGGTGATTTAACTATGGGTGGTCAGGCATTTAATAATCAATTGGTAAATGCTGGTTCTAAAGCCATAGAGTTGGGATTTGGTCTAGATGATGTATTGACTGTTGTTACAGGTTTATCAAGTGAGTTTGGTATATCTGTTGATAAAGCAGCTGATATTTCTAACCAAGTATTGGATACAGCAAAAGCTGTCGGAGTATCTGTAGATGAGGCAACAAAACTAGTAGGTGTTTTTGTCAAGATAGGTGGTCTCACTGCTGAAGAGGCTCTTAATCTCACCGAGGCAACTGCTCAGTTGGCTAGACAAAATGGTGTGGCACCAGTTGTTGCTCTTCAAGACATCGCTGCCTCGGCTGAGGATGTTGCTGCTTTTACGAAAGATGGTGGTAAAAACATAGCAGAAGCAGCCGTTGCTGCCAGACAGTTAGGAAGAGATTTTGGTTCGGTAGCTCAATCTGCCAGAGGTGTTTTAAATCTAGAGGACTCTATACAGAAAGTAGCAGAGGCTAATGCTGTCTTCGGTACAGACATAAATTTAAATAAATTAAGAGAACTATCTTTTTCAGGCGATTTAGTTGGATTTCAAAAAGAACAAATTAGATTAGCAAAACAATTAAGTCGGGCTGCCGGTGATGATGTAATTTCTAGAGAAATAGCAGCCGAAGCATTGGGTGTTAGTGTTGCCGAATTTCAAAAATTAGTAAATAGTAATGACGCTTTAGCAAAACAAAGAGATCCATTACGAGACTTAATAGGAAATAGAGCTCAAGGTGGTTTGACAAGTTTAGTCAATACTTTTAAATCTTTAAAAGATACATTAATAGTTGCTTTGGGTCCTGCTGTTGAAGCAATTTCAAAAGGTGTGGCTAATTTTATACGTGAGAGTGGTGGTATTGATGCCATACGAGAGAAAATATTAGAATTTCAAGGGAGTCTTGGTCAATCAGCATCTGATTTTGCTGAAAAGATATTACCACAGATTAGTGCTGCCCTTGACAGAGTTATGGTATTTATCGAAGGTGGTGGGTTGATGAAAATCATAGATGGTTTTAA